CGGAAGCCGCAGGCTTCTATTACTCACCCCAGCACACCCACCCCTATGTATAGCCATAGGCTATAGGCATTTCGCTGATGCGTACTTACTTATACTATGGGTTCTTAGGACTAAACATGGCGAACCCACCAAAAGAGAGTCCGATACGATGCTTTGAATGTGCAGAACACAAAAAATTATACGAGGCACCGCACAATTATGGCGTGCACGTGTGTTTTCAATGCTACAAGGGGTTGACTTCGTAATGGTAAACCGCACCATCAGCCTCGATGAAGTCAGCGATGCGATCCGCAAGCAGTTGGTCAAAGACGGTGAGAACTTTTCTCACTGGGTCCGAATGCAACTGCGGAAGCATCAGCCAGGTGAAAGTGAACCGAAAGTGAAACCTGCACCGCCTAGAAACTACATGTGCAAGAATTGCTTTGGCAATCATTGGACTGCCGACTGTCCGACGCTGGAGGCTTCTCAATGAAGTGCGACTGTGGAAAGCAATTGACACCCATTCCTTCGGATGATTGGGGACGACACACCGTTGGCATCTCTTGTCAGTGCGGAGTCTATTGGGATGTCGTTCACACTGTGGACAAGTTGTATGGTCAATTTGTTAGATGGAACTGTGGCGTCTGCGGATCGTCAAAGCAATTGTGCAAGAATGCACCGCCGATCTCCAAGTGTTATCGTGGACCCGATATGATGACGAAGCATCTTCAGCCCAAGTAAGGGATCAATGAGATAGCAACCTGTACAGTTTCGAACCCACCGACCAAACCGAGAGTGAGAAAGGACACAAGCACGTTAAGTCGAATTAGACTTTCCAGGTTGGACTCTTTCTCTGCACGTCGTTCTTCACGTGACATAAGCCACTGTGCGAACCGTTCTGTTTTGCTTGGTGATTTCATTTCTTCAATTGGTTTTTCTTCTGATGTCATAGTAACACTTCCTCGATCATGTCGAGTTTCTTTCCGTAATTGCGACCTATGTTGGCCCACTTGCTTGTATTGAATACAAGCCCGCCGAACCATAAGGCGTCAACAACTGGAAGGGGTCCATCGATCCAAACGATGGGATAGGTCCACACGTACATTGTGAAACCAATAGTAGCACCAGCAATAGTGCCGATCTCTTCAAAGGGAATGTCTGTCTTTGGGTCAATTGCTTTAGGAGTAGGCTTCTGAACAATCTCTGCGGTAGTGATGGGGTTTTGACGAGTCTGTTGACTCAGCAACTTCCACCATTCAAGTTCCATTCAGTTCAAATCCTGTGCAACCTTGTACGACTGTCGAAGTCGCATGATGTAAGAGAGATCGTTTTCTTCCTTACCGCTGCCAACAATAATAACACGCATGTGAGGGACTTGGATGGCGGAGGCAACAGGCGTGGCCAATCCGTAGTTCTTAACCCTCACAATCCTAGTGACGTACAACCGGTCTGATGCGGTTGGCGTCATGGATCCAAACTCTTCAGTCGCATAAACGACGCCTGCTTGCTGTGGCAAGGAAGAATTGTTAGCAATCATCTGAACACGACCGTAGAGAATGTTTTCAAAACCAATGGTAGAATTTTGATTTGTTGTTCGTCGAGGCTCGATACCGGGGCAAGTAAAGACAGTGTCAAAGGTTTGTCCAACAACAGAGTAGGCTTGGTCTCCAATCCACTTACTAACATCGAAAGGCGATTCTGTAATCAATACCCATTCAAACAATGTACCATATGGTGCAAGTCCACTTTGTGGGTCTGCTGGATCACGTAGGATGCAACCCGGTGCTGAATAAAACGGTGAGTTCTGAATTGTTGCAGCTTGAGGATAGAACGTCTCTTCCTGAGTGGTAGTCATACCGCCAATGTCAATGGTGTCTTGTGTGTATATGTGGGCATTTCCTTCACGGGTCCATGGCGTGTTGTCAACCACCCACCCGTTTGTTGGAGCACCAGTATAGGTAGCCGTACATCCTCTGAGGATTGTATCGAACATTACTGTGCGACTCATTTCTTTCGCCCCTTCTTCTTCTTTGCACCCTTCCAAGACTTTGCAGCCTTCTTGAAGCGTGATTGATGATTCATACGTGGATGAGCCTTCTTTAGACGTGCAAGTTCCTTCTTCATGTATTTGTTATACGCTGATGGCGCTCGCTTGACAGTCTTAACAGCCTTCTTGACTGCTTTCTTCCCTGCTCTCTTTGCAGTGGTACGTGCTTCTTGTTTCGCACTTTCAATAAACAGAGCCTTGAGTTCTTCAAGGGTTCCTTCAACTTTCACCAAGGTAAACACCTCAGTTGTCAGCTGCTGTCGATTGGATCGCGATAGCCATGAAGTCCTTTGCACCGAGGGTAACAATGGAAGCGTTCACACGAACAGTGATGTTAAGCACTTTGTTTGCAGCGAGTGCAGTGCTCAAACCAGTGACATAAAGTTGATCGTTGACCACAAAGCGTCCGTCATCTGATCCCTTTCCGAAGTTGTCAGGGTATAGGTCTGTTGAATTCTGTAGGTATGCGTCGTTGTCAAAGTTGAGAACACCGCTTGCAACAAGTGCTCGATCATTGGAAAAGACAAGTCCACCACGGTTCAAGTCTGTGAGTTGAATTGATGCCGACGAGGCGCCACCAAAGGTTGACCAAATTGCTTCACCGGCTGTTGTGCCTTGGAAAATAAAGTCCACAGAGTGAATTTGAAGTGCTTGGCGATCACCAACGTCGACGTAACTGCCAAGGTCAATCGTTGCAAAGGTATCGGTGTTAGCGGCGCTGATCGATACTCGTTCGGTTAGGGTAAACATGCTGGTTTTCTTTGTAGCCATTCTAATCATCTCTTAGGGGGTGTCCGGGGGTTGTTTTTGTGCATGACGTACCAAACCGGTTCCCCCGGACAACACAACTACACACCCACAGCATATAATGATCACCCCCGCACATCACTTCCATCTTCACGGCGAAGCCGTACTTCAGACACGCCGGAAGCCGCAGGCTTCTATTACTCACCCCAGCACACCCACCCCTATGTATAGCCATAGGCTATAGGCATTTCGCTGATGCGTACTTACTTATACTATGGGTTCTTAGGACTAAACATGGC